TGCTGGATCATCGCCACCGCCTGCATCAGCATGGTGATGGAATGCGCCTGGTCGCCCGGTCCCGGCGCGGACACTTGCGGTCCCTGCTGCCGGCGGGCGAGCGCCGCCATCACCGGGCCACCTCCTGGCGGCGGGCCTTGCGGCGGTCCGGCGGGTGGGCCTCCGCCTTGCGCGGTGGCATCCGCGCCCTGGCCTACGACATCCGCGCCTTCGTCGCTCATCGACATCGGCTGTTACCTTCACAAGACGCCGCCCCCGATCGTTTGAAGGGGCATGCTAGGGGCAAGATATCGAGAGCGGCGTTGTCTCGCCAGGTTGGGGACACAAGCGAAACGGCCGAAACCTACCTCATTTGCCCCGCTTGCGTCCACCCCCACCCCCTTGCGACCGGCTGGGGAGCTGCAGGACGTCGCGCATGATGCCTTCCTGCTTCTCGGCTTGTGCCGCTTGCGCCTGCTTCTTCTGGCGCTGCCGCAACCGCGCCAGCAGCAGGTCGGCACCAGGCGGGTGCAGCATGTGGATCAGGTCCTCGGCGTCGATGGCACCGGCCCGCGCCAAGGCGATCGCGACCTGGCGGTTGTCCTCGGCAAATGCCGGTGACGCGCTGTGGCTGTCGACCTGCACTTGGAAATCTTCCGGGATCTCGTGCAGTGTGAACTCGATCTTGGAATCGCTGGTGATGTAGATCGAAGGGTCCATCGCCTGCATGATGCGCAGGCTCAGATAGCCGCTTTCGGCGAGCTGGCGCTCGATACGCGCCGCCTGGTCGATCAGGCGGGGGCTTGATGTCCGAACAAGCGTCTGCGCATGAACACCAGCTCGCACTCCCGGTTCACCTTGTCCGCTCATGACTGGGGAAAAGCCTGAGGCTTCGTCGAAGAGCTGAAAGATGAACTGGAGTTCTTCAAGATAGTTCTGCGGCGGCGGATCGACCAGTTTTTCGTGCTTGGCATTCGGATTCGGATCATTCAGAAACCCGCCCTCCTGAATAATTTTGTAGTACTGTTCTTCGGTGATCGAGGTGAATCCCGAAAACAGCATCGGCGCATTGACGTTGCGGTCCCACATCACCTTGATGTCGCGCATGCGCTTGTTGAGCACGTCCTGCAGCATCTGGATGTCCGCGATCAGCGAGCGGCCCCAGAAATATCCCGGTGTCGGCTGCGCTTGCAGCTTGATGAACGGATGGTGTCCTGGAATTCGCGACAGGTTGCGCCTGGTGTCCTCGCCCTCGACGATGATATCGGGATAGATCACCTGCAAGGTCGTGTAGTCGCCGTCGCGGTGGGCGTCCTTGACCCACAACTCGCAAAACTTGACGGTCGGTGTGATGTGCCGCTGCGGTCGCCACGGCGCCGGCACCGGAAACACGTTGACGATGCCCGCGGCCGAGGCCTGGCCGCTCTCCGCGATCGGCTGCGCGCCGCCTACCACCATCTGGTGGAAATAGCTCGACTGGTCGTCGTCCTGCTCGGTCGGACGGGCCGAGGCAATGCGATCGAGGATCTGGTCTTTCTTCGGATGATCCTTCAGCATGTCCTTCAGACGCGACATGGTCGGATAGGTGACGTGAACGAACGCCTCCTGCTCGTCGAGGCCTAGAATCGTTTCGCCGAGCACGCCGAAATTGATCGGGTGAACCGGCGCGATCTTGAAGGTCTCGCCTTCCGGGGTGTGCTTGAGGAACTGGCAGCCGTTGACCAGCGACCAGGTCAAGGCTTCCGCGAACGTCACGTCGGCATCGGAATTGCGATAGTCCGCGGTGAGTTTTTCGGACACCAGCTGCGCGCGCTCCAGCACGCTGTCTTCTTCGCTGGTGTCGTAGATGACATTGAAGCGGACATCGGTCGGCTGCATCAGAAAGCCGCTCAGCTTCTCGATGAAAGGCTTTACCTTGTTGTAAATCGCCGCCTGCACCGAATGCGTGCCGCAGTAAAAGTATTGCGCCGCGCGGGTATAGACCATGCCGCGCTCCTGGCTTGACGCCAAGCACTCGTCGATCACTTCCTCAACCCACTCTTCGAGGTCGAGCTTGTTTTTTGGAATTCTTAACACAGGAATTCCTCCACTCGATTTCCTGGTACACTTGTTTGAGCGTCATTGCGATCATCGGCGCGTTCGATCGCATGAAGCCTTCGAGCGCCTTTTCATACGCCTTCAATTCGGCCATTGTCATCTTCGCCAAGGGCTCGCGGTTGGACAGCAAGCGATTTCCGACAATCAGCGGCATCAGTACACGCGCATGGCCCTACGTTTCGAAATCTCAATCAAGTCGGGTTGTTCACCCGTTTTCAGGTTCGACTGCAGCACGTCCAGACCCGATCCATAGCGCAAGCGGCTCTGCCGTCCGGCGGCCACAGCCCCCTCCAGCGCCTCGCGCGAGCCCACCCAGTGCGAGGCATTGGCAGGCGGGGCCTGGTCCTTGTAGCGCACTTGAGGCGTGGCCTCGCGGCGATCGTCGCGCTTGATGTCGCCGACGTGGTAGTCCTTTTCGAGGATGTCCTCGGTGATCTTCTCGGCCCTTGACCGCGCTGAGCCGCCGATGGCGACCGGCTTGAAGTCCTGCGCCATCGCCTGGGTGGAGCAATTCGGACACTCGGGGCAGGGAGCGTCCCATTGCTCCGCGGTCAGGGTGACGTTGAGGTAATGGCCACAGGCGCTGCACATGTAGGACCGCACGATCATCAGAACACCTCCTTGCGGATTCTGGATTTTCGATTGATGGCCGCAATCTTTTCGCTGAAAGCGAATGATAGCACGGTTCCCATGTTTTGCGGAGGGCGTTCGCCCTTGACGCTGTCCCAGGTATAGCGGCGGGCTACCAGCATGGGGCGGCGCCACTCGACCCAGGCATGATGCGCTAGCACCAGCGCCGTGACGAGATCGTCGTTTTCCCCGGTGTCCGGCCCGGCGCCGAGCCAGCCGTCGTCCTCGACGATCGACTGCATCTGCGAGATCAGCTTCGGCGAGCGGATTTCGAGCCGCCGCAGCATCAGCGAATCCCGCAGCTCTGAATAGATCTGATGCTTGTTGTCGCTGTTAGCCTTCCACGCGATGACGTTGCCGGCGCCGCCGAGTGAGTCCGGCCGCTTGTACAGAAACCAGCGGATGGCGCCGATGTAATCTAGAATCTTCTCGGATTCCGGGCCGCCGGCAATGATGCCTCGCTCGGCGAGCTGTCTTAGGTTTCTGACCTCGGGCAGCACCGCGGCGCCAACCCCTGTAACTTCGAGATTGCAAAGGTGATCGCGATAAGAGCCCGCAAGATGAGCCAGCACCCAAGCAAGCTGATAAGTGAGCGGCCGGTTGCTCTGAAATTCAGCCACCTGGACGACACGGTCCGCATAACAGCGCAACACCTCGATTGCATGATCGTCGGATTCTCCACCACCGCCGCCGCTCGGATCGACGCCGATGCAATAGATGCCCTTGTCTTCAGGCGGCTCCCACACCTTGAGCATGGCGTCTTCGGCGCGATCGACCAAGTCGATGCGACTGGCCAGGAATTTCTCGTCGAACGAATAGCCATAGCCGCGGTAGGGCGGACTCGCCGGGCCGAGGCTTTCGGCGATCTCCAGGGTGCGCTTGGCGGGGAAGAAACCGGAGCCACTGGCGATGAAGCATTGCTTCTCATGCCAAGGATAATTTCTCCATAGATATTCTTCAACCCTGAATTCGCTCTCGCGGCGATACCAAGCAATTTGTTCCGGCGTTACCGTCACGCCGTACTGCTGTTTGACAATGCGTGCGTTGTTCAGCTCGACATCCGACAACCGGCCATCCCAGTAGATACGGTAATCAGGATCGTCTTTATGAATGGAGTAGAGAGGCTGGGCCCAGAAACCAAGAAAGATGAATCGCATGTGGCGATCGAGCTTGGCCTGCTGGCAAAAGTTGTACCACCAGTTGAAACCGTTGGCGATTGACTCATAGAGAAAAAGTCGATGCGGATTCTTTTGCGCCAGTGATGCCTTGAGCGACTCGACGCCAGCGAGGCTGCGCCATTGCGCGCATTCCGTCGCGTGTAAAGCATTAAGAGCACG